CTAAAAAAAATATAAATATTTTTTTTAGTAAAAATCATTAAAGCCGCCAAATCCCGCTTATGGCTATCTCTAATTAAATAATTAAATAAGATTTTTTACAGGAAAAAATCTCTAGTAATATATATGCCTCAAGTTTTACCACCTGAAAATTGTGCTATCTTATATGATTGCAATCTTCGTGCTATTATCTCTGTTTTTACTACTGAAGAACAATGTGATAATGCTATTAAACAATTAATCTTTGATGATTTTCGTGATATCAAACAATTAATTGAAGCAAGTATAATTGTTGGAACATACAATGAAAATGACGCAGGAATCCTTCAAGGAATTAATTGGGCGATGGAAAAAGGAAGAGATAGAATATTAAATACTCATATTACTTACAGAGGATATTGTCCTACTGCGAGATATAGAAAATATGTAAAGCCATTAAATGATTTTGATTTAAAGTATAAAAATAATACACGAATTATTATTTTACCGAAAGAAATCTAAGGTAAAGTAATGAATCGTAAAGTTAAAGCTCTATTAGCTCAACTTGCATTAGCTGACCCTACAACATCTCAATTCTTAGACTTATCTAAACAAATTGCTGATGCTGTAAGAACAGAACAAAAAGAAAAAGCTGAGAAGCCTCCAAAAGAACCTAAACCCCTTAAAATAAAAATCCCTAAGACTACTATTTGTGATGATTGTTATGTTTTAGTTCTTAAACAATTAAATGATATCACGAAGAACGATAAGTAGTCTTTATAATATATTATATAATATTTTTTACTGGAAAAAATATCTAGTAATATATATATGGCTGTCGCAAATGAAGAAACTATGGATTTTATTAAAGATAAATTAAATGAATGGATTGCAACTAAACCTATTGGATTTTTGCATAAGAAATATTTAATTCATCTAAGAAAATCTCATTTTGCTCCTAAAGTAATTTATGATATTGGTGCTACTGATTTAAAATGGTATGAAATAGCTAAAGAAGTATTTCCAGACGCAGAAATTTATATATTTGATGCGTCTGACCAATTTGAAGATATGTATAAAGATAAAAAATACTTTATAAAATGTTTAAGCAATAAATCTGATAAATTAGTAAATTGGTTTGAAACAAAGGATGAAAGAATTAAAAGTTATTATAGACCTTTAAATTATTTAGAAGACCCTGTTAAATTTTTAACTACAATTACACTAGATGATTTAGTAGCAAAAGAAAATTTACCTGTTCCTGATTTAGTTAAGATAAGCACTTGTGGTTCTGAATTAGATATTATAAATGGTGGTATTGGATGTTTATCAAATGCTAAATGGTTAATAGCTTCTCTTATGAACGACAACTTATTTGTTCAAGGTGCTCAAAAAGCAGACGAAGCTGGACCTATGATTGAATCATATGGTTTTGAAAGAAAAGATACATTAGATAATTATGGAACAGCTCTATTAGATTATGTATTTGAAAACAAAAAGATATAAGTTTTATATAAATAGTATTTTCTATATTATTTATATATAATGCCACACTACGCTCAACAAAGAATTGCTGGTGCGATGAATACAACACACATCTATTATAATATTAATGTGACTGATGACAATACTGGTTTTTTATTAGATTCAACTGGAACTGTTAAACAACAGACTACTAATGATAAAGAAATACCATTAGTATTTAATCAATCAAGAAGCCAACCTTATTTAAGAAATCCATCAGAATATTTTTTAACAGTAACTCGTTTTACTATTGAAAGCCCTAATCTTCCAACATATATAGTTCAACCTATTGTTGGTAATAATACAGATGTAAATAAATTAGTATATACAGTATCATTATACTCTCCATCAACTCAAAAAGCATATAAACAATCAGTTATATGGGTTCCTGAAGATTTAACAGCTCAAGTTCCAAAACTTCCAATTACACAAAATACTATTTCACCAAGTTCAAATTATTATTATGGATATTCTTATAATCATTTTATTAATTGTGTAAATACTGCATTTAAAAATTTAATAGCAAATAATATAGACTTAGCTGGAGTTCCTGCACCTTATTTATATTTTGATGCATTAACTAACTTATTTACTATTGGTGGTCAAGCAAATTATTTTGCAACTGATGGTAAAGGAGGTGATGCTGTTTATAGTATATTTTTTAATACTGAGTTATTTAACTTATTTTCATCATTACCTTATGTTTATGATTTAGGAAAATTATCAGTAGTAAATACTGATAATACACAATTAGATTATCAAATAATATTAAATAACAATGGTTATTTAGGTTTTGCAACTAATGAAGTAACTAATCCTTTAACTGGATTAGTTGATGTAATATCAACTCAAGAATATTCTACATTACCTTTATGGTCTCCAGTCACATCTATTATATTTAAAACTTCAATGCTTCATACAGCACCAGAACAATTAGGCACACCTAATGTATATCAATACGGATTAGAAAATGTTAATGCTAAAGAACAAAATGCTGATATATTAAATATAATGATAGACCATATAGTTCCTTTAACATCTGGCACTGAATATAAACCATATATATTTTATGAACCACAAGGTGAATATAAATTAACTGATTTATATGGAGTAACTCCTGTTGATACAATTGATATTAGTTGCTTTTGGCAAGATACATTTGGTAATCTTATACCATTTTATTTAGGTGTAGGTTGCTCGGCAACAATTAAAGTATTATTTAGAAAGAAAGACTTTAATTCAGTAACTTTATAAAAAATAATATCTAGAGATATATATATAATATATGTCTAGTTGGAGAGATGATGTTGCTGGAGTTCCAAAAGCTTCAGACCTTTACTATAATATTTTAGTAAAAAACAATAATACTGGATTTGATAGAAATGGAAATCCAACTAATTCAATTAATGAAGTTCCTGTTACTTTCGTAGAAACTCGTTCTGCACCATATTTAAATAGACCAAAAGATTATTTTATGTCTGTTATTGCATTTCAAATGGATACTCAAGCTCTACCTATTTTTATTCCTGAAATGATTGTAGGTTCTACATCAAATGAAACATCTTATAAAATAAGTAGTCTTAATGCTGATAATACTGTATATGGAACAAAAATTGTAGCTTGGGAACCGCAAGATATAACTTCGCCTGCACCTTCTGATGGAAAAGTTCCATCTCTTTATACAAATTTTCCTTATTATTATTCATATTCATATAATTGGATGTTATATTTACTTAATAAATCATTTGCTTTAGCAAATCCATTATCATATCCATATTTTACTTATTCAAATGGTCAAATTATATTAACAGCACCTAAAGATTATTTAACTGATAATAGTGGTAATTGTATTAATACCGATGGGACTCCAAATGCAAGTGGATATAAATTATTTTTCAATACTGAATTATATTATTTATTTTCTTCGTTATCTAGTATTAAACAAAAAGAACCATTTGGAACAGCTAAATTATATAATACTAATTATCAATTATTGTTTGTTCAAAATCCTTCTGGTAATAATACAAGTGGTGATAATATTCAATCTTATTGTGAATATTCTCCATTACCATTTTGGAATCCTATTGATTCTATTGTTTTTACTGTAGGACAATTAACTGTTGCACCTGAATTAATTTCTGGTAATACCAATAATACAACGAATAATACTAATTCATATTATATATTAGTTGATTATGCATCACCTATATTATCAGGAACTGAATATAAACCAAATATATCATATAGTGTTAATTCAGAATTTAGATTATCAGATTTATATGGTTCAGACCCTATAAATTCCATTCAATTAAATGTTTTATGGAAAGATAAAAATGGATTATTGCATCCCTTCTTATTGGAATCAGGTGGAACAGCTTTTATTAAATTAATGTTTAGAAAGAAAGAATTTTATATAGAGGATGGTTATCACCACAAAAAATAAAATATACTATAATATATATGTCAAGAAAAGGAAAAATATTTAAAGTTGATATTGATAAAAAATACAATGTTGATAATACTTATGGAAATTTAGAGAATGACCAAACACATATATATTATAATATAAGAATTCTTAATAACAATACTAGTTTTGATAGAGATGGTAATCCTACATCACAAGCTCAAATTGTTCCTTGTAATTATGTAGAAAACAGAGCTAATGAATTTATAGCGAATCCTTCTAAATATGAATCTACTATAGTTCAATTTGGATTACAGTCAAATTCATTCCCTGTTCAAATCGTTCAACCTTTATTAGGAACTTCACCCGATGGTGATGGATATATTCCAACAGTTTATCAAGTTGGAATTAATTATGATGGAATGATAAACTATGAAACTATAAATTGGAAACCAGCTGATATTACATTAAATCCTCCACCAATTGTTACAGCTAGCGATATTAATAAAGAATACTTTTGGAATTATTCATTTAATTATTTTTTGGATGCAGTCAATCAAGCATTAAATAATTTATGGGTTAATTATTCTGGAGAATCATCACCATCTCCATTTATGACTTTTGATGGTAATACACAATTATTTTCTATTTATTTACCTCAAGCAAGTGGAAAGACTAAATTTATTTCTTTTAATCAACCATTATTTAATTTATTTACTAGTTTCCCTTTTACCTATTCTAATGAAATATTTACAGCTGGTGGTTATGATATTCCTTTAGAAAATATATTTAATGCTCCTACCGTTGCAAAAGTTGTTTCAGGACCTGACGGAAGTAAAAGATATCAATATACAGTATTAACTCAAGAATATCCTTCAGTTCAAATATTAAACCCAGTAGTATCCGTTGTAATTACATCACCCCATTCTAACCTAGTAAATGAATTAATTGGAGTTCCCGTTGTGTATGGAACAACTCCTTATGTTGTATCAAATAACGCTCAAGTATTAAATATTCTTTTTGAATATGGTTTAGGAAGAAGAAACGACCCTATGATTAATTATCAACCAATCTCACAATATATTACATCTACTTTAATTGGTATTAATCCAGTTCAACAGATGCAAATAAATGTTTTCTGGAAAGATGAATATGGAATGTTGCATCCATTCTTCTTAGAACAAGGAGGGTCTTTTTATTTAAAAATATTATTTAGAAAGAAAACTTTCTACGCTTAAAAAATATAGTAAAATATTTTATTTTTTAAGAGTTATAAAATTATTATCTAATTATTTATATATATAATGTCCGCAGACTTTGAAAAAGTTTTAGTCAAAGACCCTCGTCTTGATGTAGAAGATTCTATCAAATACGCAGTAATCAAGGGTGGTCAAAATGTTACTATGGCTCAATACCAAGCTATCTCTGCTACTAACTATCAAATGGTTTTCAATGTTCAAGTTCCATCAGAACAAACCATCATAGACCGTAGAGTATTATTAAATACAACTCTCAATTTACAAGTAGCTTATACAAAAACTGGCGATTCTGGAGAACAAATTTATTACGGTAATTACAGTGCTTTAGCTTCTTTTCCTCTCCACCAATTGATGACTGTTTTATCAGTAACAATTAACAACAACACTGTATCTATCAATATGAGAGATGTATTACCTATTATCACTCGTCTCTTATGCGAAGATGATTTAGTTTATTACAACGGTTCAACACCTACATTTTCTGATACAATGGCTTCATATTGCCCTCAATTAGTTGGTATTGGTTTAAATAACCCTAACTCTTCTTATTGGGGTGTAAATGATAGAGATAGCGTTCATAGAGGTTGCTTTGCACCTGTTTCATATTCAGCTGCTGATGGAAAAGCTAACTTCAGCTGGAATTTAACTGAACCTCTCTTAATCTCACCTTTTATCTTCTCTAACCTTAAAGCCAATGGTCAAGGTTTCTATGGTATCCAAAACTTAAATGTAGTCATTAACATCGGTGATACATCAAGAGTTTTCAGAGGTATGAACTCAGCTGGTGGAACTCCTGCTTCATTCTCAAATCCTTCTCCTGCTAAAGTAGCTGAAGGTAGTATAAATTATATCACAAGTGTTGCTGGTTTAGGTGGTGGTCAAGGTGATTTATTTACTAAGCCTCAGCTCTTATTTAATTTTTTAACCCCACACCCTTCTGATTTAATGCCTGCTCGTAATATCGTCCCCTTTTATGAATTACCAAGATATATTACTTCTTCAGCTGTTTCAACTGGTGGAACACCAACAACTGGTTCTGGATTAAATGTAGCAAAAGGTGGTGATTTCCAAGTATCATCTAACTCTCTTCAATTAAATCAAATTCCTGATAAATTAATTGTATATATCAGAGCCACAGCATCTAAACAAAGTTTTGGTTCTCCTGATGTAGCTTTCCCTATTAAAAAGATTACTGTCAATTTCAATAACAACTCTGGTATTCTCGCAAGTGCCACCCAAGTTGATTTATGGCAAATGTCCCGTAATAATGGTTTATGCACTTCTTGGAATGATTGGACTGGTTTAGTAACAACTACAACTTATGCTAATGCTGGAGGAACAACTCCTTCAATTCCTCCTGTATATAATCAAGCATTCCAAAACTCACCTGCTGTCGGTTCTTACTTAGTTCTTGAATTTGGAAAAGATATCCAGCTCACCGAAGATTTCTATGCCGCTGGAAGTTTAGGCAACTTCAATTTACAAGTAATCGTTGATTCATACAATAACTTACCTTATTCCATTAACAGCAGTGATGATAATACAGCAAAAGTAGATTTAGTATTAATTACAATGAACAGCGGTGTATTCGTTTGTGAAAGAGGCACCTCATCCACTTATACTGGTATCTTAACTAAACAAGATGTATTAGAAGCTTCTCAACAAGAACACTACACTCACGAAGATGTAAAGAGAATGGTAGGTTCTGGTTTCTGGGATTCTATTAAATCTGGTGCTACTGCTTTATTATCTAAAGGAAAAGATATGGCTGTAAAAGCAGCAAAGAAGCACGGAAAGAAATTATTAAAACACGGTATGAAGCACGGTGCTGAAATGCTTGGTAAATACCTTGAATAAATATAATTAAAATAATTAGTATTAACTATTTATTTTAATCACTAGATGAATCTGATATAAGAGGAGAGCCTTCGCTACTTGAATCTGATTCTAATGCAAGTTTGCAACAACCTGATTGAACTTTTACTTTATGTTTTTCTAAATATTTAAATATTAAAAAGACCACAGTGAATATTAAACCAGATATACCACCTCCTGCGATAACAGAAGTAAAATTATCCATTACTATACTTTAGGTTTTAATAGGAAAAAATGAAAAATAATATAAAAAATAAAAACTCCGCATAATTATATAATGCCTTACGATAACGACTATAATAAAAAGTTAGCTCGTGATGTTGATTTTAACAATCGTAAATATATTCTCCATTGCGATTCTACAGGTCAAGGAACCCAAAACTATAGAGCTCAATTATCTTCTGGATTATTAGGTAGAGGAGCAGGCTCTAAACCATATGATATGTCTTCAGAAGAGGAAGAAGAAGTTGGTTCTGGTGGTGCAATCCTTGGTATTCAAGGAGGGACTGTATTGGGAGGACCTAGAGCTCCACGCAGTGAATCAGACCGTCAAATTTTATCTAGTTATTCTTCATTAGGAGCTCCTTTAACTTTATCAGCTGAAGTTGTTAGAAGTAATCAAGAACCTAAAGAAGTTGAAAGAGCTGCCAAATCTGCAGCAGCTGCACCACCTCCTAAAGAAGTTGGTTCTGGTGGAACAAGATTAGGAATGAATGATAATTATAGATTTCAAACTAATCCTATAACTAATCATAAATATTCAGCATTAACAAGTGCTATTATGCCACCATCTGGAGAACAATATAAAGCTGGTAGATATGTAACTGTTAGAGATTTAGGAAGTGTTGGAAATCAATTTGGAAAACATCATCCTAGAGATGAATATGAATCTAGTTCAGATGACGAATCTTCATATGAAGGTGGTATGTGTATGACAGAAATTGGTGATGGTGGTAAAGCAAGAAGAGCTGTTAAATTAAAAGCTAATAGTTCTGCTAAAACTCAAGCAAGACAAAAACAAGTTGATGCTAAAAGACAACAAAAACAAAATGAAAATAATGCAAATAAACAAAAAAGAGCAGAAGCAACAAAACAAAAATTAAAGGAAAATCAACAAAAAATCAATCAACAAAAAGATGTTAATAAACAAAAGAGAACTGAACAAAAACAAAAGAATAGAGAAAACACACAAAAGGAATCTTCTCAAAAACAAAAGAACCAATCTAAAGAAAGACAACAAAAACAAAAAGAAACTAAACAAAAAGAAAATAAAGAAAATGCACAAAAGAGAACAGATGCAAATAAACAAAAATCTACAGCTAATAAAAATATGAATAAACAAAAGAATGCAAATGTTTCTAGTGCTAATAAGAATAAAGTAAATAGTCAAAAACAAAAAGAAATGGGAAATAGAAATAAAGAAAATGCTAATAAACAAAAAGAACTCAAACAAAAAGGTCAAAAAGAAATGGAAGCTAAACAAAAACAAATTAAAGAAAATCAACAAAAGCAAAATCAACCACCTAAACAAAAAGAAGTAAAACAAAAGGAACAAAAAGCTCCTGCTCCTGCACCTGCACCATCAACTGGAGGTCCTAAATGGTTAGATACTGCTAATAAAGCTTTAGATTTAGGTATGGCTATCGTTCAAACTATTAATGGTTTTAATATGTATTCTGAATCCCCTGAAGATGATTTCAATGACACTTTCGGTGATGAATATGGTGATTTTGAAGGATGGGATATTGAAGATATCATTGCTGAACTCAAGAGACAAGGAATGACTGATGAAGAAATCCAAAAACTCTTATCTATGTCTCAAGGTGAATTAGGAGCTAAAGGTTCTCAAGGTGTAAGTTCTGCATTAAAACTCCAAAATGCTCAAGCCAGAGAAATGGGTCAAAAGAATAAGAATACAAACTGTATGGACGCATTTAATTCTGTAGCAGATAAGAATGAAACAGTTCAAGCTGAAACAAGACCTGTAAGAAAAGCTGATAGTTATTTTGGTAGTGGTATTGGTGCAACTGTTGGACCTAGAGATGTAAGAGGACAACAAACTGAATTAAAGGTTAAATCAGAAATGAATAGTTCAAGTTTATCTGGTTTTGGAAGAAGACCTCCTTCACAAGCAAAAGCACCAGCTGTAGTTAATAGACCTGTTTCTGCACCAGCAAAAACATCAGTAGTAAAACAAAAGGTTAATAGACCTATAACTGCACCTAAACCAGTTGCACCTAAACCAGTTGCACCTAAACCAGTAGCACCTAGACCTGCACCTAAACCAGTAGCACCTAGACCTGCACCTATGCCTATGCCTCAACCTAAAATACAAAGACCTGTTTCAGCACCTGCTCCAGTTGCACCTCAAGGAGCTAAAGGTAAGCCTAAGAAGCAAAATAAGAGAGCTGAAATTGTAAGACAAGTTATGCAAGAAAAAGGATTAGGATTAATTGAAGCATCCAAATATGTTAAGGCTAATGGATTATATTAAAAAATTTATAATAAATATTTAAATCTAGATATTTATAATAACAATGTTTAATAGCGATTATAATCGTAATATGAAAAGACAATTAGGACTTATTAATAGACGATTTGTTGATTCATTTGATGAAGGTGCTCCTTCTATTAGATTTTCCTCTGCGTCTAAAAAAGGTGGTGCTAATAATGAAGATGCCGAAAAAGAGGAAGCTATTGCTAAATGGCACGAAGCTGATACAAAAGAAAAAAGTGCTCAATCTGAATTATCTAAAGCTGAAAATGAATTAAAACAACAAGGATATGGTAAGCCATCAAATAGAAAATTATATTATAGAGGTATTGGTGGAGTATCTTCTACTCCTGCAGAAATTCAAGAAAGACAAAGACAAAGAGATGCTGATAATCAAGCTATTATAGACCAAGAAGTTGCAAATGAACAAGCTATTGATGATGAAGAAGCTGAATTTGATAGAAAAGAACTTGAAGAAACTAGAAAAATGAATCAAGAAGATTTAGATGAATTTATAAAAGAACAAGGTCAATTAGTTGATGAAGCTAAATTAGCTATCAAAGAAAAAAATGATGCTTTGAAAAAACAAGAAGAAGAAGAAGAAGCTGAAGAAGAAAGAATATTAAAACAACAAGATGAAGATATGAAAGCTTTAACAGCCGTTGGTAATTTAAAAAACTTTCATCCTTGCGAACAAAATTTTGCACAACACGAAGCAGATGAACACGAAGACCAAGTTGATGAAGAAGAAGAAGCTAATGATGAAATAGAAGAACACGCACACGAAGACGACCAATCTGGTGGTGGTAAATCTAATTTTCAAAGACAGTTATATTTAATAAATAAAAGATATGCTGATTTCTATAATGACGATAAACCATTAGTAAGATTTGGAAATGCTTCAAAAAAAATATAAATAATATCTAATATAATATATATATATATAATGGGAGCAATAATATCAATCTTAGTAAGAATAATTGTTCAAGTAGTTAAAATTGGTCTAAGAGGTGAAAAAATATATTCTCGTGTAGAACAAGCAGTTGAAATGTCTCAGGCTGCATATGATGCGATGCAGAACGAAGAAAATGATGAAAATGAACTTGCAGCACAAGAAGCACAGGATGCACTGGATTTGCAGGCTGAAGATGCCGCCGATGAAACTCAAAATCTACAAGCTGAGCTAAATGGTGTGCGAGACCAATTACAGGAAATGGAAACTTTTGAACAGAATGAAGAACAAGCTTTTCAACGAGATAGAGCTGAATTTGAAGCTGAAATTGCAGGTGAATCTGCAGAAGACCAAGCAAAAATTATGGCTGAAGTTGATAGAAAAAGACAAAAAATATTAGATGCTAGAGCAATTAGAAAAAAACAATTAGAAGAAGAATTAGCAAAAGCTGAAGAATATATTAGAAAAACAGAAGATTTATTATCACAACAAACTAATAGAACAATTGATGATATGTATAAACAAGATGAAGATAGAAATGAAACTATTAAGAAAAGAAAAGAATTGATTAAAAAAGAAACTGATGAATTAATAGAACAAAAGAAAAAAGTAAGAGAATTAGATGAACAAGCTTTAGGTAAGGTAAAACAAGGTAATAATAGTTGTAAGCAAACATTTGGTGCAGATGAAAAAGATAGACACGATGCTATTGAAGAAATTAAAAGAAACCATATGAGAGATGAAGAAAGAGAAGCTCAAGGAATTTCTCCTGCAACACCATATGGTTCTGGAAAGAGAAAAAGAAAAAATAAAATGAAAGGAGGAGCTCAAACAGTATGGTGGCAATATCCTCAAAATGAACCTCTTAATAATCTAAGAATAGATACTTATAGAAAATTATTGAAAAAAGATTTATCTAAATTAACAAAACCTGCGTTGATACAAATGTCTGAAGCAGATGGTTTAGCAATATTTCATAACGGAACTTATACTTATAAAACAAGAGACCAATTAATGTCAAATATAATCAATTTTAAAACAAAAACAAGATATACAACATTTGCAGAATTAGCACCATATCCAAATAATGGATTTGGACCTCCTGAAGAAGAATTTGGAAATCCTGTTATTAGACATATGTTAGAAGGTTTTATAGATATACCTGATGAATATAAAGCTAGAGTAAAAACAATTGTTGATGCTACATTAGCAGGAGAAGCAGGACCAGAAGATGAAGAAGCTGAAGAAGCACCTGAAGCTGAAGAAGAAGCTGAAGCTGAAGAAGAATAAAATATTAAAAAAATAATAAAAAAACAGTAAATTATAATTATAAATATTTAGTTTCTACATATTTATATATATATGGCTACTTTTAGACAAGCTCAAATTGACGAGATTTTAAATTATGAAAGAAGTATGAATAGAGTTGTTTATGATAGAACTATGGCTCAAGTAGGAACATTTAATGATGAAAGAAATCCTCCTTCAAATAGAGATATTAAATTTGAAGCATTATTAGGTTCTTTAGTTGATAAACTTAAACAAACTATAGCTGAAGCAGTAACTGCTGTTTCAGCAAAACAATATCCATCATTAAATGCAGTAAATGCTTCTAAATTAACTGAATTAACTACAGGTAAAAGAGGTATAACTGCACCTTCTCAAAATGCTGATATTGAAAAGAAAAATAAAGCATTACTTAAAACTTTAAGAGAATGGTATGATTCAGGAAAAGCTGAAGAAGAAGGTGATGATGAAGATGATAGTGAAAATGAACAAGTTGATGATGAAAATGGTTATGCTGAATTAGGTGAAGCTCAAGATGAAGCTGAAGATAATGAAGACGAACAAGCACCTGTTGCTCCTAAAGGTGCCTCTGGAAAACCAAAAAAACATTTTCACAAAACAATGCAAGGTTTTGGAAGACATAGTATTAATTCTACTCCAAAAAGAAGAAGATTTGGTGGTGCTGGAGAAACAACAGCAGAATCTGCTGGAACTGCATCAGCTGCCCAATCAACAAAATCATTAGAAACATTAATATATGAAATTGTAAATCAATATAATGGTATTGTAGATAAATTAATTGATGCTACACAACCTTCAGGACATTTAGCAAATAAAAGATTAGCATCTGCTTCAAATGTTCAATATTTAGCTAATGTATTAAAAGGATTAACTGAACCTTTAAAACATTTACTCTTTGAATACTCTCAAGTTCATAAACCTGAATTAGCATCATTATTTAATATGATTGCAAGTATGATAGAAGTAATTGATGTATCACCTCCTTTCCAAAAGATTAATGTAAATACATATAAGAGAGGAAGAGTTGATTTCCAAGGTGTAAATGATAACTTTGTAGTTCAAAATATTGATGGTTATATTAAAGCATTGAAGAAATATAAGAGAGATATGATTGAAGTCCAACAAGATTTTGAATCAAAAGAGACGGCTGCAAGATGGTCTTTACCTAAAGGACAAGAAAAATATAAAGATGACATTCTTAAAAACTTAGGAGAACAAAGAACAAAGACAAAAGAAGTATTACAAGCTGTTAATAAAGAAATTGAAGATATGGGTAGAAGAAAATTAATGTCATTTCCTAACGGAGATGAAGCACCATTTCAAGTTAAACAAGTATTATTCAATAGAATGAATCAAAGACAAGATGAACTTCGTTCTATTTTATTCCCTGATTATTTAGAAGTTCCTGAGGATGAAAGAACATTACAATTAAACTTTAAAGAATATGAATCAAATATTAAAAATGTTCTCAAAGGTAAAGAATTAATTATTCAAGGAATGAAAGCTGGAGAACCTTTGATAACTGGAGAACAATTAGTATTAGATAAAATCAATGAAGCATTACCTAAACTTCAAGAAAAATTAGAACATATTATTGATACTGCAAGATATAAAGATAATGTAGAAAGAGCTAAAAAATTAATTAAAACAATGAAATCTAAAAGTGATGCTTTAGATAAAGAAAAACAAAAGAAAGAAGCACCACCACCTGCTGAAGGTGCTGAAGAAGGAGCTGAAGAAGGTGCTGAAGGTGCTGAAGGTGCTGAAGGTGCTGAAGGAGCACCTGAAGGAGGACCAGCTGAAGAAGGTGCTCTTGAAGAGGCTCACGAAGAGGGAGTAGAACAAGGCGAAGAAGAAGGAGCAGAAGAAGTAGCAGAAGCACAAGAACCTTTATTAGAACATAGTGAAGAAGAAGAAGAACCTAAATATGAATGGGCTACATTAAAAAGACCTGCTTTAATTAAGTATGCAAGTGATAAATTTGGATTAAAAGGATTATCTAGATTAACATTAGCTGAAATTAGAGAAGTATTAGAAGGTGTAGAACAAGAAGGCTTTTATACTATGGACTTAGCAGAATTAAGAGCTGAAGCTAAACAAGCTAAAATAAAAGGATATACAAAATTAGATGAAGATGAATTAAGAAAGGCAGTATTTAATCATAGACACGGTTCAGGAAGAAAAGGTAGAGGAAAACCATTAGCTGATTATTTAGCCAATCCTAAAACTCAATACTGGGCTCATCAAGAAATATCTAATGATGATGATGCACATAGAGAAGTCGTTAAGAGAACTAAAAATTGGCAAGCACATAATCCTATACACGAAACTAATGTTGGTAATTTATATCCTTTTTATAAGAAAGAAGAAGATGATAAATATGATTTCCCAACAAGATTAAGAGCAGATAATAATAGATTATATCCTAACCATAATGCATTAGGTGCTGATGTAAGTTTATTACAAGGGGAAATTGGCGGACCTACAGAATATCCTCAACATAATAAAGCTAAACCTAAAAGAAAAGAATTGACTCCTGAAGAAGCAACTAGAAATATCTTAGAAGGAAAAGGTAGAAAAAAGAATCCTAAAGCATTACATAAATTAGTATTTAATGATGAGAATGAGGAATTTGAAGGAGGCTACTGTGGTGAAGGTGGATATATTCCAGAAGACAAAGAAAACAAATTTAAGCTACCTGATTTAAAACCCAAAAAGAAAAAGTAATTTTTTAGTTTAAAAAATATTTTATTATCTACATAAATTTATATGGCATTCAATTTAGAAAAAGTCGGTAAGACCTTAGCTAAAATCAATGGAGGAAAATGGAATGGAAAAATAGTTTCAATTACAGATAAAGAGAATGACGAAGTTATTAAAAATTTAACTCATTTACATATTCCTGATGTAGGAGTATTTCAACAAATACCAGACCCTGAAATAGAACGCCAAATTATATATGTGTTTGGTCCATCTGGTTCTGGTAAATCAACATATGCAAAAAAATATATTGATGAATGGAAAAAGAAACATAAAGACGGAGATATATATTTATTCAGTGCTTTGAAAGAAGATAAAAGTATTGATGAATTAAAACCAAAAAGAATAAAGATTACAGATACATTAGTTGATGAACCTTTGGAAACAGAAATGTTTAAAGATTCAATGGTTATATTTGATGATATAGATGTTATTAGAGATAAGGGTCATAAAGAAGCTGTTTATACTATTTTAAACGGTATTCTTGAAACTGGTCGTCATTTTAATATTGACTGCGTTTTAACAAATCACTTACCTTCTAATGGTGCTGATACTAGACGCATCTTAAATGAATGTCATAGTATTACATATTTTCCTCACGCTGGTGCAGGAGCACAACAAAGAAGATTCTTAGAAAATTATGCTGGGTTAGATATAAAAGAAATAAAAAAATTAAAGAAATTAAATAGTAGATGGGCGACTATATTTAAAACCTATCCTATGAGTGTTATGGCTGAGAAAGATTTATTTACATTTAATAACGAAGAAGATGCTGACTAAAGAGTTACTATAATATCTTTAGGTTTCTTTATATAATCTTTTTGCATTGCTTCACTGTGAGCCATTTCTTTGGCATCCTTTTGTTGTTCATCTAATGTTTTACCATATTTATCACTTAAGAAAATATGACGCAACATACTACTTCCAATTGCTTTATCAAATATTTTATTTAATATTCTGGTAATACTATTTACTTTATCTAATGGTTTATTATTACGATAAACTAAAAAGTAAGCTTCTTTATTTACTTTAGGTTCCTTTTTAACAATTGATACATTTTCATTATGAGGTAAATATTTCATTAAAGATTTCCATAAATCATCACTAATATTAATTATTTGAGTTCCATATTTTGAACTTGTTTTATAAGAATTAAATATAAATTGTTTATTAGTTAAATCTAAATAATTAAACTCTTTAGAATCATCAGCATTATGTTTATTAACTAATTTCATTATTTGATAATCCTTATTTCTACGAGGAGCTTGGTGAATATAGAGAGAAAGAATTGTATAAGCTAAAAGATTATTATATTGGTTTTCTGAAATAACTTTTTGTTTATAAAATTCATCTACTGACTTTTCTAAGTCATTATATTTCTTTTTAATATCTTCCCAAGACATCCAATTCTTTTCTTGTGTTTCGGTCATTTCATTTGGTTTTACTTCTTTATTTATTTGTTCATTCTTTTTCATCATCAATGAATAATATTTATCGTGAAGTTTTTTAAAAGTTGGTTTATCAAATAAAGATAATATAGATACAATACTAATTAAATAATTTCTTTTTGTATTCTCTTTATATCCTTCTAATTTGCGTTGGATTATTTCTGTATCCTTTAAGAAATTAAGATTTTTAAATACTTGGTCTCCATTGAGAATACGGAGATTTCTAAGATATGCTTGTATTGAAGAATCTGAAAGTTGTTTTTTTTCTTTCATCTGTCCAGTTAAATTTTCCATAAAAGAAACTTTACTCATTATATTTTCTTAGATATTTTTTACTGTAAAAAAAATCATTTTTCTTCATTTCTCATCTTCTTCATAAGTTGAGTAATTAACTTTTTTGGATTATCTAAATCCTTTTTCTCATCTATTAAGTCTGCATTTCTATTTTCAAAATAACGAGATTTTACTTCATAAATTTTAATTTTTTCTCCGTATGGAACTAAATATTTATCATCATCAGTAAGTTTGTATTTGATATTTATTAAACCAAAACAAGGAGCACAAACTTCGCATTCTAAACACCTAGGATTTAACCTGTGTTTATTATATTGAGTTAATACAATTTTTTTACAAACGAAATCGTTTGATTTATATACACCTTCTAAAGCACAAAGAAACATTTATATAATATCTTACAAAAAATATTCTAAACTATATATATGAACGAACAAGAGATTGAAGTCATAGAAGATACACCTATGGGTGATGATAATATCCGTAGTTATTTTCCTAATGCTAAAATTGTTAATTATAATCATTTAAATGAAATTGATTCAATAGATGATTTATTACCAAATAATAAATCATATTGTTTTATGTTAATTGAAGATAGTCCTAATCAAGGGCATTGGGTTTGTTTAAATAAACTAAATGGAAAAATTGAATTCTTTGATAGTTATGGTGGCAAACCAGATAGTCAATTAAAATGGACTCCTATGCAAGAAAGAAAAGAATTAGGTCAAGCTAAAAAAAGATTGACGCAATTACTTAAGAAATCAGGATATAAAGTAAATTATAATCCAGTTCATTATCAACAAGATGGAGGTGATATTCAAACCTGTGGTCGCCATTGTTGTTTAAGAATAAAAAATATGTTAAATGGAAAAGACTTAGATGCATATAATAAATTTATGAAACAAGAAAAAGAAAGAACAGGAATGGATTATGATGAAATCGTTTCCTTCTTTATTCAAAACTAGCATCCGTTTCCATATGATTTTGGTTGAGGTGGAAGAGTAGCTTTATACCTATTAATACTAGCCAAATGCTCAGCCACTTCTTCTCCCGTCCATCCAATCCATAATCCGTTTTTAATAGGGTTTCGCATACGCACACCAAGAGAAGTGATAATAGAATCGTTTTTGGGAACTTCTTTTGGAATAGATTTAACAATTGATTTGATTTTTGAATAAACATAATTCATATAATTATCTCTAGATATTTATATGAGTGAATTTGAAGATTTTAAGTTTAGTATGTTATCTAAAAGACAGTTATTAAAATTATGTAGTGCTTATGATGTTAAGATACAAGGTGCATTACCTAATGATAAAGATAGTTTGGAAGATATTTTAGAATTGGTTGAAAACACATTACAAATATTAGATGATGGAAGTATAGTTAGAAGAGATGAAAAAATAACACCAAAAGAAGTTAAATTATCTGGAGGTTCTAAAGTTAGAATGATTATTATCTAGTGTAAATATAATGGTTAAAATATATATAGAAAGTAAAGATGAAAAACTTTACGAAATAACTATAAATGATTTTCTAAAGAATACTAGTAAATTTGCAAACGGACAAATTACAAAAGCTGGAGCTTCTAAAGTATTATCAGAAACTTTTTTAGAAATATATGATGCTATGAAAGATGGTGATATGAATAAAATTTGGACTGTTGTTTTAGAATCAGAACCTGCAACAGGAAAGATTGATTATAAAACTGATTATGCATCTGTTGATTTATTACAGCAATTTATTATTTATTATGCAGAACAATTAAATGATTTATTATGTCAAAAAGTATTAAATCCTAAATATGTAAGAGCTTCTGGTAATCCAGCATTAACAGATTTAAATTTATATGGTGTTAAAAGAGGCAATGATGCTGTAATTATTAAATCATTTATATTCGGAACTCTCAAAGATGAAGTTGAATTATATATTCCTACAACTTGCGGAAGCGGTGGAACATCTCTACTTTTTAATAAATTAAAAGATTTAATTGCTGAAAAAGCTTTTTATGAATCTGTAAATAATAAGATAAAATATATACATCTTGATAGTATTGAAAAAGCATCAACCATAAACTTTTATTCCAAACTTGGATTTTATAAAACAAATAAAGAAACATCAACCATATTAAAAAATATGATTAAAAAAATATATATTAACGATTTTAATTATGAAGATTATATAAGACAAGCTGGTTTAAATATTGGTGGTTCTTTATATTGGTCTGATGACAAAAAGGTCTTAAAGAAACTAAAGTGTGCGTATGAGTATCATCCTGAATTATGGTTCAAAAATATTAAAAAAATGAAAGCTGATAAAATAAGTAAGTCAGCTGTATTAAATCATTTCTATAGTAAATATGAAGAATTGAAAGGTGCAGGTATTCCTAATGAATCAGATGATGGATATGAATTACAAGTTGTAGTAGTTAAGAAACCTATTGAATTAGAAGAAGCAATGGAAATAGCTAAAAAATATATTAAGAAAGATAAACCATTCTATAGAGAAACATCAACATCATTTAGATTTAGAAATATTCCAAAACAAAGGTTTAGTAAAAACTCTTTTAAAAGCAAAAAGATTACACCTAACATAACTTTAGTTTATGGATTTTTAATATGAAAAATATGTTTTACTAAAATAAAAATCTAGTAAAATATATATGTCCAAAGACAAAGCTCTTTTACACTGTTCAAAAATTTCCAGTAATGATGAATATATTCAACCATTTGCTGTTATTAAATTCTCAAATAAAATTAAAAGTAGAGGTGTATTCTCTACTGTTGAATACAATAAAGGTGATATAATTGAAATAGCTCCTGCTTTAATGCAACAATTAAGACATAATGTTGGTGTAATATCTGATTATACTTTTGGTTATGATGATAAAAATTGTTTGATTGGATATGGTTATACATCTATGTATAATCACGCAGATAAACCAAATGCATATTGGGATTTAATAAATGATAATAAAGTTGTAATTACAGCTCAAAAGAAGATTTTACCCGATGAAGAAATATTTATTTCATATGGTGATAAATACTTTGAAAGCCGAGATTATATAAATAAAATTACAAAATAAAAATCTATAGTAAAGTATATGTCTATGGATTTGTGTGAAACTGGTAAGCCTATGCTTATCTTAACTAAAGAATATGAAGAAAAACCAGCAGTTGATAAATTATTTGATATATTTATGGTAGCTTATAAAGAAGATATTCCTGATTGGAAACGCAAAACACCTGAGGATGAATCTGAATTGATGAGATATTTATTTTTTACAGATTTAAATAGAGCAGTTAAAAGATGGAAATTATTTGGTCCTAGAGTTGCAATGTTAAAAAGAATACTAACAGATAGTGAAGAATTATTAGAAAAAGCAAATAAAAATAATCATTTGGATATTGAAGTATCTTCTGATAGTGATGAAGAAGAAGAAAAGACAACTGAAATCGTAGTATAATTATATATTTATTTTCTAAATATTAATATATAAATATGCCTTATATAATCAAGAAAGTTAATGATGGTTATAAAGTTTGTAAAAGAGATGATACTTCTGAATGCTTTAGTAAAAAAGGTATGCCAGAAGAAAGAGCTAAACGACAAATGAGAGCTATTGGTATGAGTGAAATGAAGGGTGGTTTAAAACCATTGACAGCTAGAGTAGGAGGAAAAGTATTATTAAAGAAAAAAATTGTTGATGATTACTTTCCTAAACCTGATACATATTCTACTTATGTTGAACCTTTTGTTGGTGGTGGAAGTATTTATTTTTATGCAAATAAAGACGACCATAAAGAAGTTGTAAATGATATAGACCCTTATATTTATGAACTATTTAAAGGCTTTCAAAAATTTGACGGTAATAAAATCGCTGATGATATTAATGGTGATTATACATCTGATGATTTCAAAAAGATTATGAATTCAAATCCTACAACTCCTTATAATAAGTTTTTAAAAACATATCTATTACATAAATTAAGTTTCTTTGGTAGAGGAACATCATTTGGTAAATCTAGAATTAGTGCTAAGTTTAATGGTTATAAAGAAAGGCTTAAAGACACAACTATACTTAAAGAAGATTATAAAGATGTTATAAAGAAATATGATTCTAAATCCACTTTTTTTTATTTAGACCCTCCTATTAGACCTTCCTCAGGTGAATATCATTTTCCTGCAATTAATATAGAAGCATTATCTAAAATTGTTAAATCAATAAAAGGTAAATTCTTATTATCACTTGCAGATACAACTATTAAAAAGGAATTATTCAAAGATTTTAAAATTATTACTATTCCAACTAAATATGTTGGTGATAAAACTAAAGGTGGTCAAACTATGAAAGTTAATGAATATCTTATTATGAATTATGAACCTAGAATGAAAGGTGGTATGCAAATCGGATGTGGTAAATCAAAAAAAGTATGTCATACTTGTTATGGTAGTTGCGAAGGCTACGCTGGAGGATGTGAAGAATGTGGTGGTTCTTGTGGTGCTGGAACAATGGCTAAGTTTCATAGACAATTAGAAAAGTTGGGATTGGACCATAATAAATATATGAAACAAGCTATGGCATTAGCTAAGGCATCAGGATATGACCCTTCTAAATTATCAATGGCTGAAGATGGAATACATAAACTTTGTTATGATAGTCCAGAAGGTAAAAGATGCTTTGGAAGAGTAGATTATGCTGATTATATTATATGGTCTTGGATGGAACATAAAGGAGATGTAGAAAAAGGAACAGCTGATAACCGTCGTAAGAATTATAGAAAGAGAGCAATGAATATCAGGGGCGATTGGGCGGAAGATAAATATAGTCCTAATAACTTAGCCATCAATATATTATGGTAAAAAATCTTAAGAAAAATCTAATATAATATATATGAGAAGTTTCAAAGAAGATTATTCTTTTGGAATTCAACAAGAAGATAAAATATTGCCTTTAGTCAGTAAATATTTTAACGATAATATTATCAAATCTCCCAGTAAAACATCAATATACGATTATATCGGAACGAACTATTTTTATGAAGTTAAAAGTAGGAATAATAAATATGATGTATTTCCAACGACATTAATTGGAGCTAATAAAGTTTTTACAGATAAACAAATATTTATATTTAACTTTTTAGATGGAATATATTATATTTTATATGATGAGAACCTATTCAAAACATTTGATAAGAAACCATTTGTAAGAAATTCCCGTAGAGGTTTCGTTGATAAAGAACAATTATATTATTTCATACCAATAAAACATTTAAAATGTATGGTCTAAAAATACCTTACATATTGACCTTACATACCTTACATACGATGCATTACATCAATACAATTATATATAAATATAATATATATAATTATATCATCTATTTTCAGAACGATGTAAGGTATGTAAGGTATGTAAGGTAAAAAGTGAATTATTAATAAAAATCATTTTTTATTTTCAGAAAAAAAAAAGTAGTTTTTTGCTAGCGAGTTGGGAGGGGCACCTTACATATGTTTTTAAGATGACTACCATCTATGTAAGGTATTACAAAAAAGCTTACATAGATGGTAGATGATGTCAAACTATTAAGACGCGGACTTTACAAAAAAACCTTTAGAAAATATTTTTATCTAAATTAAGTTATATAAAATGTCTAAAATTCTTGACTTTGTAAAACAAACTTCGCTCATCTCAGCACCTACACCTTATGACGATAAAAACTATAAATGTATTTCTGGTTGGAAATCCAACAATTTTCTTCAAAGTATGAAATTGTATGATAATCCTGATTATAAAGATTGGAATGGTGTAATGATTGACTTAAATGGTTTATATTTTCAATATATTATATTAGATGTAGATTGTGAAAAAGCTAATAAACTTGTTATAGAACACTGTAAGGAACATAACTATAATATTGTATCTACTCCATCTTATTCAAATATTAATTGCGGTCATAAATATAAAAATCATTATTGGTTTAAGAAACCAAAAACAGATATGCAAATCAAAAAGAAGATTTCAAAAGATTATCCTGAAATGGAGAAGAAATTTGGTTTATTAGATATCCTTATTCAAATTGCAGAACATAAAAATAGTATTATAGATTATCAAAATATTTCAGAACTTTCTGAAGAATCATTGAGATATTTTTATATGACTGAAGATGAAGAAGAGTCCGATGATGAATCTATTATATCTGTAAAAAAAGAAGAACATAGCGAAGATAAAATAAAAGATTTATTAAAACTATTAAGTCCTACAAGAGGCGATACACATAATGATTTTTTAAGTATTGGTTCAGCATTGAAAGCTATTGATAAAGATTTTGTTATTTTATTTGATAACTTTTGTAAGAAGAGAAAGAACTATAAAGATTCAAAAGAAATATCTTTTAGATGGAATGGCTTCCCAAGAAATCAAGGTATTGGAACTCTTATCAATATGGCTAAAATAGATAATCCCGAAAAATATCAAAAGTGGAGAGCTAAATATTGCAAACCAGAAGTAAAAGAAGAAAGAGCTGAATTAAAAGAAAAATTAGAAAAACTTGATGAGGATGAATATTCTAAGATGAAAGTAATATTAGAAAAAAACTTATTTATGACAACAGAACCAATTTGTTATTATTTTATCAATGATGAAAATAAACCTTTTGCTTATGATAAAACAGATATCAAAGATTTATTAGCACCTAAGAAAATAGGTAAGAAATCTTTCTTTGATTTATGGATTACTGATGAGAATAAAAGACAATATAAAAAACTTGATTTTTGTCCGTTATCTACCAATCCAAAAATATTTAATACTTTCACAGGTTTCAAATACGATAATGATAAACCTATTAATTATGATAAAATAAATCCTTTTATTAATCTTATTAAAGAATTATTAAATAATGATGAAGCGAGTATCAAAGCATTTTTAGATTGGTGTGCTTGGATAAGACAGAGACCCAATGTGAAATCTAATAAGGCTATTGTTTTATATAGTGAAGTTCAAGGCGTTGGAAAGAATACTATACTTCAATTATTAACATCTATATTTACAGGTTATACATCTAAAGTAGAACGCATTGAAGAATTGATAGCCAAATTCAATTCTCATTTATCATCTCAACTTTTTATTTATGGTGATGAGATACAAGCCAAAGCAAGAGAAATAAGAGAAGAATTAAAAAATATGATTACTAGAGATGAAATGAAAGTAGAGCCTAAAGGATTTAATTCATATATTATGAAAGACTATTCTAATTATATATTTACTACAAATAATAGAGATGCGTTTTTTATTGAAGCAACAGATAGAAGATTTTATATGTTTGATTTATGTAATAAAGTTATGACGGATGAAACAGCAGAAAAATTATATTCTTTATTAAAAGAAGAAGAGACTTTAACAAGTTTTGATACTTATTTAAAAAATCGTCCTTTACCTGTAAGACTTGAAAAGATAACTAATAAATATAAGGAATCATTAATTAGCAACTCATTACCAGCATATATTAAAATGGTTTATGATAATATTGATTTATATTCTGATGCAGAATGCACTGTATCTAAACTATTTAAAAGAGCTCAACAATATGCAAAAGAGAACGCTTTACAATGGACTTTTTCAAAAGATAAATTTCAAAAAGATTTTAAGAAGGAATTCAAAGAATTTTATAAAAGAACTATGCTTCAAGTATTCTATAGATTCCCAATTAAGAAAGAATTAATTAAAATATTGTTATCTAAAAGAAAAGAACTAATGACAGAATATATTATAGATGATGAGGCGGAACTAGTATCAGAAGAGGAGAGCGAGGCGGAAACGAACGATTTAAACTTGTAAAAAAAGTATAAGAAATTTTTTTTTCTATATTATTATATATAAAAAAATGACTTTAATAAATTTAACTCCAGAACAAAAAGCTCAACATTTTAAAGATTACGCCAAACAATATAATAAGTTATATTACCAAAGACAACGCGAAGAAGACAACGAAAGATATCAAAGGATAAAAGAACAAGCAAAAGAACGCTATTATAAAAAGAAGGCGGAATTAAACCCTGATAAACCATTAAAGCAATACAAGAAGACTAATATTGTGGCGGAAATCCCCAATCCTCAGGCGGAAATCCCTAATATAGCAGAGCCCCCTATAGTTGAAAATAATGAAGCAGTCTAAAAACTTTTTCAATTTTTTTAAATGGCGATTCCACAAAAAATTATATCAAAAAATCCTGATGATATATTAGGATTTTTTAATATAATAATACTTATTTCACCATCATACAGTCAAAAAAGATCTTTGGGACTTTTAGATGGTTTGCAACGGAGAATTTTAAAATTATTTTGTAATAATAGGATGGAAAAAATTAAAAAAACCTTTAGAAAAATTCATTTAAAGATTTTAATCTATATTATATTATATACTATGGGCGATTTTCAGAGAGAGATTTTTTTAAAAAGATGGGCGAAGAGCATTGATAGAAGCAACACAATTATTTACGATGAAGCGAGATACTACAACGAAGAATTTATTATACCTTTTAGAAATAAAAAACATACTATAGGCGATAGAATTTTATCAAGAAATATATTAAATTGGTGTTTAGATAATGGTATAGAATGCCATCAAATAGACTTCGAAAGCGATTATGATGATAGCGAATACAACGCTTTACAAATAATATTTAACTTTTAAAAATAATAAAAAACCTAATATATTATCAGAGTTTTTTAATATTTCAATTTCAGCTTTTACCATCGGAACAATAATTTTTTATAAACTTTCTTTGATGGGAATCCTTTCGGTCATGTTTTTTGGTCTTTTTTTTAAAGGTCATAATTTTTGTATGGTAAAAAATAAAAAAAACTTTAGAAAAATTAAAAAAAACTTTAAAAAAATTCATTTAAAGATTATTTTCTATACTATGTTATATAAATGTTTCTCGGTGATTTTGCACCTTTCCCCGCGAATTGCGGGACTCTCTCAACTCAACAAAACTCTCTCTGCTCCTCTGTTTTCTCATTTGTTGAAAATGACGCTCAAATTTACACCTCTCAACGCTTACCCATTGAAAAATCTCTATTAAAAAAAATTGGTAATGGTTCTTACGATGATATCAAAGCCTGTAAAGCTTTTGAAAATCTCTTAATCTCTCATAAAAAATATATTGTTGAATCATTAAATAAAATACAAAATTTTAAAAATGAATATGGCGAACTAACAACTAAAAGATTAAATAAAGATTTAAGGCGTCATATATGTTGTTTAATGGTTAATAAATTTTTAGAAGATAACGAATACGAAATTAAACAAATGACAGACGAAGGCGACAACGACAGCGACAACGACAGCGACAACGAAAGCGAAACAGAAAATGAAGAAGAAAATAATATTTTTATAGTTCCTGAAAAAGAAGAAAGCGACTTTTTAGAAAGGTGCAAAGGATGCGGAAGACTTCCCAAAAATTGCACTTGCAACGGATGCCCTGAAGAGTGCCCTAAATGTTTATCAAAGCCTGAAAAATGCGACTGCACCAGCTACGACACAACAGAAGAAGAAGACGAAGAAGAAAAGTTTAAAAATATGGGAGAAGTTCCCGAAGATTGGACTTATGCAGATTTGGAAATACATTATAGACAACTATTATTTTATTACAAAGAAGCCCAAGAAGAATTAAAAGGAGCTAAAGAAATTATAAACGCTGACAAAGAATTAATAAAAGAATTAAAAACAGAAATGAAAGACGATAAAATTTATATTAATGACTATGAAAATAATTTTAACGAATTACTTCAGAAAAATAAAAAATTAGAAAAAGAAATTAAACAAAAAGATGAGGAATACAACGGATTAGGATTGACTAAAGAAAAATTAGAAGAAAAAAATAAAAATCTTCAAGATAAATATAATAAATCTACCGTTGATATAATTGAAAGAAATAATAAAATTAATGAATTAGAAAATAAAAATTTTGATTTGAAAATACAATTAAAATCAATAAGAATAACACACACTAAATTAAAAACAAAGTCTGAAGAACAGCAACGGATTAATAAAGCACATTGTAAAACAATTCACATTCAAGTAGATGAGAATTACAAATTAACAAAAGAAAAAAATATGGCTATTGAATTGCTTCCTCATTTTTCTTTCGTAGAATATAATAAAAGAGTAAAAGAAATTACAATTTAAAAAACTTAGTTATCTTTAATAATTTATGAATTATTAAAAATATATCCCCTACATTCATTTTTTAATATGTCTTGAGAATCACAATTTTTTTCACATCGGACATGGGAAAGATGCAAAAATAAAATTAAAAACCCGCTTAATTATTTTCACATCATCACCATCAAAAGATCACCCATCACGATGCAAAAAATAAAACAAAAAATTTTTTTCTTTTTTTTCTGATGTAATTCACATCGGAAAAAAAAATGCATATCCCGCCAGAAATTTGCGGTGCCTTCGGCGTTCCCCGTGGGCGGTGCGATGGGTTCCCCATTCAAAATTTTTTTTGAATACATCTACAAAAAAATTTTTAAAAAAAATAAACTAATTCTCTTAATTATAATTAGAAATTTCTTTTTAAATCAATTTTTTAAATTATTTTTTCTAAAGACTTTTTTTAAAAAACTACTTAAAAACAAATTATCTAGAATTTTTTTTCTAGATTCCGATGGTTCCGATGTGAAAATGAGCGGTTTTTAAGCGGGTTTCAAAAAATCCCGATGCAATCACATCGAAAAAATGAATTAGCCCCCTCTTTCAATTTAAAAATACTAGTATTTTTAAATTGAAAGAGGGGGCTAATTCATTTTTTCGATGTGATTGCATCGGGATTTT